GCTCATGCGCACGCGCGCGTAGCCGCGCTTCTGGCCCTCATCCACCCATGCGCGCTCGACCACGCCGATCAGCTTGTCCGGGTCATGGTTGAACAGCAGCGGCGCGCCATCGTTCAACCGCGCAAGGTCTACGGCCTCGCGGGTGTGGGCCAGGATCTCATTGCCGAAGTAGCGCGCAACTGGATACTCACTTGAAAATGGGAACTCAAGCGTGCGATCATCTTCTGCGATCTGCGCTGAACGGGTGAAGGCCACCGGTTCAGAGCGCTGCATCCGCTCGCCGGTTGCCACCTCAAACAGGATCTCCTGCATGTCATTGTCGCTTAGCCACTGCCGGGCCTCGTCGGTGCTGAATCGCGCCGCATCAAAGCGAATGGCCTGCAGCTCAGTATTGCCATCCTTGATCCCATAGATGAAATCAACGCCAGGGCCGCCTTCATCATTCACGCGCCGGATCTCATCGTATTGATCAGGATCGGTCAATCGCGCCGCGTGCTCATTGGGATACGGTCGTTCCATCGTGCGATCTTGCAATGCCTTAATCCTATCGGCCTTGGATGTAGACCAACTTTGGCCAGCATCGCCGCCCCATGCCGCCCATGCCACGCGGCCCGGTGATGGGTAGCCGTCTTCGCCTTGGCTGAAACCTTGCCCTTGCTTGTCGACTTCATGCCGCGCAAACCATGCAGCCATGGTGATCACGGTGTCGGGCGACAGCTCATCACCACTCAGGATCTGCGATGCTCTGGTGGCTGCCACATCAGTGCCGCCCTGCTCGCCTTCAGCCTTCCATGCGCGGTAACGCTCAGCCTCCTCGCGCATTCCATCGGTTGGCATCAGGCTGATCTCGGTGCCGTTGACGTTGGCCATTAGGCGGGATCCTCAGTAGGCAGTTGCGTCTCTGGGTAAGGATTGCCGATCTGCTGAAGGCCAGCGCCGGTTACCTGCGTCGGATCGCTATCAACCACGATGCCCATCTGATCGAGCATTGCCAGCTCTGACTGTCGCGCCAGCAGCAGTTCGTCCAGATCCCCGCCCTGCTCTGCAACCACCTCGCCCAGCGTCTTGAAGCCGCACCGCACCGCTTCCTTGTATGCGGCCACTTCCTTGGCAGGGTCAACCCATGCCCATCCGCGTGGCATCCAACGCGCGGCCTTGAAGCGATCGGGTGCCAGCTCGTAGCCAGGCAGAGATAGCGCATTGCTCAGCACCGCCAGCTCAATCCATTCGTGGAACACGCGGCGGTGGAAGTTCTCAATCATCCACGATTGCAGAATCCGCCAGTGGTCGCGGTCTTCAATCAGGCTGAGCCGGCTGCTGCTGTAGTTGGTCTGACTGAAGTCGCGCGAGATCGTCTCATAGCTGCAGCCGATGCCGGCAGCCATGGCGCGCAGCATCGCGCGTAGGAATGGCTCGAACTGACCATCGGGACTATCAAGGCTCGGCACCGTGACCGATTCGCCAGGATTCAGGTATTTGAAGACGCCAGGCTCGAAGTTGCTGACGCGCTCGCCGTCCATCACATCATCACCGATCAGCTCACCTTCAGGACTGGTTATGAATCCCATCAGCGCGCTGCTGGCTCGAGCGCGCACCACCTCGGCCTGCTCGTAACCCGCCAGGTGGTGCAGTCGTTGAATTGCACTGGCGAACCACGTAACGCCTCTCGTCTGGCCGGGCCTTTCGGCGCGGTAAAGGTGAATGATCTCCTCAGCCGGGATGCGCTTGTGGCGCTGCGTGCTGATCTGCTGGTTGCTGAACTGGTAGTCGCCCGGGTGATACGCCAGGAAGTGATACGCGATCGGCCTGCCCCAGCCGTCAACCTCCACGCCCATGCGGATCTCGTTGCCCTGCTGGCTGCGGCCGTTCAGGCCATCATCCAGCTGATCTGCCTCAATCACCTCCATCGCCAGTGGCACAGTGCTGCCGCCAAAGCTCTGCCGCACAAGTCGGATAAACACCTCGCCGCTCTCGGCGCAGGCGCGGATCACCAACCTTTCAATGTCGGCAAAGCTCAGCTTGCCGCCGGCGTGGCAATGCCGCGCAGTTGTCCACTGCCGCCATGCCGCCTCGATCGCATCGTTGACCTGAGTATCAAGCTTGCCGCCGCGCTGCATCCGCACCTGCGACTGAAACGGGATGCCCTGCCCGATCACGTTGCCCTCGATCGCGCGTAATGCCTGCCGCGCGTAGTCGTTGTCCCTGCACAGCTGCCGCGCGCGATCGCGCAGTTTCTGCGCGCTGCCGTAAATCTCGCTGTCGGCGCTGGTGTTGCCTGTCACCCAGTCAGCAGTCAGCCTACTGAACTGCGCGCCTTGGTACATCCGCCGCCGCGGTGCTGATGGTGCCGCCTGTTGTCTGCGCTTCTTGGCCATCAGCTGAATCTCACGAATAGGTTGTGCGGATTGCCCATGCCATTGGCCGCCAGCTCGGCAGCCTGCTCACGCTTCACATCAGCTTTGAGCTTGGCCTCCAGCTGCAGCAAGCTCTCCAATCTCATCTTTGTCAGATTGCGGCTTCCAATGCTGTACTGCTGCACAGCGCCGCCTGCAATCATCGCGCGGATTGCAGCCTGCACCGCATCGAGATCCTGCTGCGCCTGGCTGCGGCCATCAAACGCGCCAGGCGATCCGGCGTAGTTCAATGCCGCCAGTACATCAAGCTGGCCAGCGCCGAGTGTCAGCTTCTCGCTGCCGGCAGTTGCAATCGCCTGCCAGTACCACTGCCCTGCGTCGAAGCCAGCACTCGTGGCCGCGGTAATGGTCAGCTCCCACCCTTGGCCATAAGCGGTGCCGGTGATCGTTGCGCCTTCGCTTGCAGTATTGGTGCGCAAGTAATAGGTCAGCGCCCAGGTGCCGCTAGTGACGGCATTGCCAAACGCATCCACGCTGGCATCATCCCGCCACTTCACCGTGTCGCCGGCTCGGATTGTCGCAGGGATGTTCACCGTTACCAGTTGCTAAGGAAGGCTGCGCCAGCCTTAGCTGATCTTAGCGACGGCTTAGCGCGTGCTTCTGCTGGCTTGTCGAGTTGATCCCATATCGTCTTGCGGTCATAGCGCGTGTAGAGATGGCACAGCGCGGCATAGGCATACACCAAGCAATCCAGCGCCTCGTTGCGCGCTGATGGCTTCTTGACCCATTCGCGCACCGGGAACCCTGAGCGGTTGTATCGCATCACCTGCTTCTCGGCGGTCAGCTGCTCGAAGTAGTCAACCGTTGCATCCATGTGGAAGTGCAGGTAGCCAGGCCCAGGCTCGCTATGCCTGATCCGGCCGAACAGCGTGGTCTTGATCGTGTCGCTGCCGACCGGATGCACCACTGCGCCGCGCTTCATGGTCTGGCCTTTGGCGTTGAGATCCACCCGGCTGCCCTTGCCGATCGGTGGCTTGCCGCGCTGGCTGGCGCCTTTGATCGCAATCACGCCCTGCCTGCCGCGTTCGCGTGCGTACTGATAAACCTCCGCCGTGAAATGGCCGCCGCTGTCGATCGCTACCACATGCGGCCGGATGCCATGCCCCTGCGCGTGCGGCCACTCGCGTAGTACCAGCTGATCCAACTGCTTCCAGAGGTCTGCGCGGCTCGGGTCACCGTGGATCTCCTGGTGATCCAGCAGCCAGCCTTCCTCATCGCGTCCCCATGCCCAGACGCTGATCGCCAGGCGGTTGTCCTGCACGTCAACGCCGACCGTGATGGCCGACGCACCATCTGGCACAGTGCCGGGTTTGTAATGCTCGCAGCGCTCCAGCAGGCCGCTGGCGCTCACCTTGCTGGCGTAGTCCTCTGCGAACGTCTCAGCCAGTCGCGTATTGACGAAGCTCTTAAGCATCGGCGCATCCGCCTTGCTGCGCATGAACTCGTCAACCATGTCGCCCCAGCTCAGCCAACCGAGCGGTGAATAGAGTCCACTCAGCTGAAAGCCAGCAGTCTTGCCGCCATCGCCAGGTGCAGTGGCGCGCCATTCACCTCCACGTAGTAGGGCAGGCTTGTGCAGTTCCCCGAATCGCTCTTTGCACGCTTCGCATTCATACGTCGCGCTGCCCGGATCATCCTTCTCCCACTTGAGCTGCGACCACTTCAGCCATTGCATCGCGCCGCAGCTTGGGCATGGCACAAAGTAACGGCGCTGATCACTGCGTTCGTATTCGGCCTCGATGCGACTGAAGTCCTTGATTGTGGGTGTGCTGGTCAGCAGGATCTTGCGCCGCGCGAACGTCGTCGCCCGCTTCTCGGCCAAGCTGACCGGATCGCCCTCGCCGTCCACGTCCAACGGGAAGGCGTCCACCTCGTCGAGGAAGATGTAGCGGCACGGCGTCGATCGCAGCCCAGTGGCTGAGTTACTGCCGGTCAGCAGCAGCATTCCGCCCGGAAACTCCTTGCTGAACATCGTATTGCCACTGTCCCTGCTGCGGCTTGGTGCGATACGCTCTGCCAGCACCGGCGTATCGGTGATCATGCTTTCGAGGCGCTGCTTGCTCAAGCGCTTGGCCATCTCAACAGTTGGCTGCACCGCCAGCAGTGGGCCGGGTGCATGATGGATGACATAGCCGAGCCAGTTGCTACCGGCCTCGGTCTTGCCGGTCTGCGCTGCGAACATCATCACCACGCGCTGCACGTTACTGTTCGTGCTCAGGCAGTCCATCGGTTCGCGCAGGTATGGCGTGCGCCCTGTCCGCCACGGGCCTGGCTCCGCGCTGGCCTTGCTGCTCAGCATTCGGTACTGATCGGCCCACTCGCTGACCGTCAGCTGCGCATCAGGTCGCAGGCCATCGAGGAATCCGCCGCGGTATGCGTTCATTCACTTAGCTCCGACAATGCCGCCCGGTGTTCTTGGCTGAGCAGTTCATGGATCACCACCGGATCCGTCTCGCCTGCCAGTTGATGGCTCAGTCGATCGGCCAGGTTGGCCAGTGCTTCACGGATGCTGCGCCCCAGCGCAAACGCTTCCTTCTTCACCTCATCGGCGCTGATCAGTTCGCGGCGATGCTGGCTCACCTGCAGCTTGGCCAGCTCCGCCTGGTAATGCTCACGCCTTGCGCGGCTTTCATTCAGATCCGGTATCTCATCATCCGGCAGCGCCTCCACCCGGCGCTTTAGCTCGCGTGGTGTTGGATCCGCAGGTGGTGACACCTTGCTATTGGCCGTGGCCCTGGTGTTCTTGTTCCACAGCTCCAGCGCCAGATCACGGTCCAGCCACCGCTGGCCGTCCTTGTCAACGATGGCAGCAGCGATGCGGCTTTTGCTGGCATGGGTAACCGCACCTTTCGTGCAGCCCTTCAAGATCGCAAACTCAGCAAAGCTGACAAGCATAGGTAGTTTAATCACTAAACCAATGCTAAACCCTCGCTAAACCGCCTGCCGTAGCTGTGCTGAGATCCATTGCGCCGCAAGGGTTTAGGCGGTTTAGCGTCTGGCGCTAGATAAATGGCGAGGTTCGAATTTACCCACATGCAAGGAACAAAAAGGGACCCATTTACTTTGACTTAAACACCAGTCTTTCAAAAATAGTTGGAAACTTTTCGTTGAATTTATCAATCATCAACCGGCGCGCTGGAAATGATTGTTTGTATTTTGGTTGGCGAGTGATGTTGAAGACTGTGTGAAATCCGCGAGGCTGACCGCCGCTGCGTGGTCTTGATCCAACTCGCGCATAGATTCCACGAGGAAGACCACCAGGCTCGCCAACAAAGAATGGGCTTGCGCCTTTTGTATTTGCTGTGTAACCACCTTCCCTGAATCCCTTCAGGCCCGACAGAACCCGCACGTAAGCGGGACCGGTCAGGTTGCCGTAAGCATTCAATCGCAATGGATGAACATCTGCCGGCACTGCGTATTCACCTGGTCTTAGCACACCTGTATCTTGCAGCTGACGTTCAAATCCCTTGTGTGATCTGGGTTGGCCAGCTGCAATGGGTTGCAGATATCTGGCTGCTGGCGTACCCTTTGAGGCATAGTCCTTGAAACCCAGCATGACCGCTGGGTTGTTAGGCGTTGCGCGGGATACGAATGTGGAGTTAAGAGTCCATTTCGTAGGGTTGCTTATGTAGGTAGGAGTTTGTTGCTTGAGGTAATCCCGCGCATCAAATGCCGCCCCAGTCATTGCCTTACCGATGTTGGCATCAAGGTTGCCGCGCAATGCGGCAACGTATTTTGCCATGGCATCTAACTGGGTAGTGTCAATAATCACTGCCGGATCTGCACTGGCATCACCAGATAAGTCTGACCGATGACGACAGGAGTTGTTGCCGAGTTTGCCTGGATGGTGATGTCAGTATCCGTGAAACCCTTGAGGCCATCCACCATGTAGTGAACGTTGACAGCCAGCTGCGGCAGCTTGCCATCACATGCGACCGATTCAGCGCCGCTGCTGGTTTCGGATTCGGCGGTCACTTCAATGGCGCCAGCCTTGACGGTCAGTCGCACGATGTCATTGGGTGAGACGCACGCAATCCGCTCCAGCGCTGCTAGGAGCGCTTCACGGTTGCAGGTGGCCAGGGTCTTGAAGGTGGCAGGGATTAGCTGCTGCACCTGGGGGTAGGTTCCATCGAGCGTGCGCGTGATCATGCGCGTGGCCGTGTCCAGTTGGATTGCGACGTGGCCGCCGTCCACCGCAAAGGACGCAGTGCCCCGCACCTGCGCCATAGCCCGAGCAGGGATTACTACATCCATGTCTG